CCAGCCCCGCGAGATAGCCCACAACTCACTTCCGTGATGCACGGCGACTGCCTGTACTCATACAACTGACCGTCATCCCGCTGCGAGGCACATTTCTTGTCCTCATACAAAGTGCGGTATGTGTCCAACGCAGTCCTCATCCCCAGCATCTGAGCTGTGCGGTCCTCCGAAATGCCAGCCTCGCTTCGCTTGATGCCAGCACAGCCGGGATCACTGGCCAGCTTATCAGCCAAATCGCAGATTCTCGCTTCCAGTTCCGCACAACTCAGACACGCTGTCATCACTTCACCTCAACGATGCTCGGAAACCGATCCTTGTCAACGGTCGACGGCTGAAACAAATGACGGTACTCGTCCCCGGAAACTTCACTTTCCGTCATGACCCGGCAGATCGGGAACTCTTCATCCGGACTGTCCGCTGCCGCGCGACCGCGAATTGTAATCGAATCACGATACGCTTGATGCAACTGAGCATTACTCAACTGCCGACGAGAACGAACAACCTTCGGTGGGGCACCCGCCATCTTCACCAGCCAGTGCCTGACATTATCCTCAGCCTTGACCGGATCACTCGCATCACTCTTTTTCGATGAACCACTACCTTCAGCCATTAAACTTTCTCCACGCCTATGAAAAAACGGTGAGGCACAATCGCCTCACCGTTTATCATAGCATTCAGAGCATCTGTCAAGCAGACATCAGGCTGTCGGAACGCACATGAATCCCCGCATCGGGTCTTTCACGTAACTGTATCCCTTTGACAAACTGGTCCATGCAGCGACAATGCGTTTCTCCTGCATTTCGCCAGACAGATTCAGTCGAGTCACTTCCGGGCGGATTTGGTACACCAACCCGATGAACGCGTTGATGTCCGAACCGAACCACATCCACTTCTGAGCATCCGCAACACTGATGCCGTACCGCAGAGCAATGCGATCCGTCAAACGCTGGTAACGACTGACAGTCACTTCCATGTTCGCGGCAACCGCATGCGTGGAAATGTACTTGTAAGTCGTGCTGCCCCCGTCGCAACTGGTGCCGTCGTGCTCAATGGCACCTGCACGCAACTTCGGATTGATCTCGTCCGCCTTCTGCGGGCTCGTCAAAACCTGAAGATTGTCGGTAGGGACAGTCACCGGACGACCGTGGAACAAATCCCGGAAGTCGTACAGCCGGTCCTTGACCAACTGGAAGTCGCTCGGGCAGTTCAAATCGTTCGCGATCGCATTGATCCACGGACCACCAGATCCATTCCCAAATGGAGTCGTCACAGCAGCGTCAGGACCGTAGAACGTGTTGTAAGCAGTCCCCGTGCGGTTGTAAGTCGCTCGGTAGCCGATCAACGCGTCAATCAACTGGTTCTCGTAATACTCGTTGTGAGCATCACCGATCTTCGGCACCTGCTGTGCAAGGTAGCCGTTCGGATCTTCCGACAGTGCCTCTCGGGTGAACCGAAATCCCAGCCCGACCTGCTTGCCTGTCGGATGGTCCATGAAATCACTCGCAACACCAAAAGCGGGTGGTGCTTGCAACTCCGCAATCTCTTCAACGTGAGGATCGCTGAAGATCCCACGGTCCCGGTAAGGACGCTCCGACTCACCCTTTGACTCGGCAGCAATCCGATTCAGCAGCAGATACTCCTCTTTGGGAGTCTCGCGAAGGCCAAACCGAATCATCTTCTCAGCGAACTTCACGAACGTGCCGCTCGTGACAGTCGCTTCCAGAGCATTATAGCTCATCGTCGAAATGGTGTGACGATAGTCCGAGCCAAGATCGTTGCGAAGACATTCCGTCAAGTCGATGTTGCTCCAGTGAATGTCACCAGACTCCAACATGTCATCAACGTCGTCGCTCCAGCGCTCACGGTGCTGCTCCAGCACACTGAGCAGATTTCTCGTCTTGCCCGACATCGGGCCTTTCTGCACTGACATTTTCTCTCTCCTGTTCTCGGGCTCATCCCCGATCAAATACAAACAAATGAAACCGAGATCAGACGAACTCAACCATCACACGCGACTGCACATCAGAGCCAGAATCGCCCACGGCCTTGAACACAGCCAATGCCGGATCTGCTGTCGGAGTAATCCGAAACGGAAGCAAAGCGTTCGCCGTGGGACTCTTCGAGAATGTGAACAAGTCACCCTGCTGGAAAGTAGCAGCAGTGTCGGAACCCGCAGCGTTCGTCTGAATGTAGCTTCGACGCCACAACGAACCCGGCGACTTCCTCACATAAGGAACGCTGTCCTCCTGACCAGCCATGCAGACCGTGTCATCCTCGATCTCGCCGGCGGAAACGCCAACAAACGCAGCAACAGCGTTTGCAAGAGTCGTGGCCAAGTTCTGGTCCCAGGCAGTGTCCTCAATGCGAGACACATAAGTCACGCCGGGAGTCGTGGCCTGATCAGAACTCAGGAAGTCGCCCGGGCAAATCGCCTGCGGAGGATCTGGCAGGGTCATGTGCTCGACATTGATCATCTCGCCAGTGCGACCCAACTGGTACTGGCAATCTTTGCACTGTGGCATCTCAACTCTCTCCTTCTGCCGCTTCAACGCAGCAACATGTTCACAAAAACAAGATCACCAATCTCAATCCCGATCTCGGCCCTGCTCCCAAGCCTCCTTCACACCCTTCGGATCACCAGAACGGCCTCGCTTCCCCAACTGAGGATCTTGGCGAGAAATCGGTAAGTCCTTGACCGCTTTCAACACCGACTCCAACAGCAACACGACAGGCTCAGCGTGCTCGGCTGGAACAGACACAATGTGCTCCACAACTTGACCACTCAGGTCTTTCAGCGGAGTGTCGGCCAAAAGACCGTCCACCTGCTCAGTCACAGACGCGAGTCGCTCAGCAGCAGCTTTCGCAGACTTCAAATCCGCAATCTCCTGCTGAGCAGCTTCAAGTGCCGTCTGCACTTCTGTCAATTGCTTCTCCGACTCACCTTCTGCCCTCAATTGCTCAAGAGCATCGGGATTGTTCCTCACCTGCTCCAGCAGTTCCTCAGTTGTCAAACCAGCCACTGGCGTCTCCTCATGCTCAAAAACCCCATTCGTCGTTGCCGGATGGGTTACCAAATCAACAGATCGAACGGAATGAATGCCCTCAACAACAAGCCTGCCCTCGCTGTCCCGCTGACGTGACACGCGAAGACTCGCATTGATACTCATCCCCAACGCACGGGCGTTATTCCGAATGTCCCAATTCAACTGCTCAAACAAAGCGTGCTTCGGATTGAACCGAATGTCACCGTAATACCCCTTGCCGGCCACATAACGAGCTGACTCAACAATCCCAATCTGATCCTCATAACGACGAGGATCAGTCGCCTGACGCGGGTGATTCACAAATACCCGCGCTCGCGTCAAATGCTCAACCGCAGTCGAACGAACTCCGTGCGTGTCGTAATCCCGACCGTTGGCAGACTTCAAACCAAGCAATTTCACGCCTCGAACCAGCCCCGACGACTCCTCCGACTCCTCTGTGACAGATCCCTCCATCAACTCAAAGTCGAAATCCTCAGTGACATGCTCGCTCGCTTTTCTATTGCTTTTACTCATTTGCCGCCGCCCTTCCTGCCGCCACAATTGCACTTCTGTAATTCCATGACTGCACCTCCTCACCCGTTTTTAGCGATTCGTACGAAAAAACACCAAAGCCTAATTCCTTAACCCGCATCGTCAGCCGCACTGTCACGCCCCGGGTCGCCACTCAAAACGCCCTTCTCCGCCATCGAATCACCCGAATTGTCAGGGTCAGGTCCAGGTGTCCCCCCCGCCGATGGATGCTCCGATAACGGCGGATCTAACTCGCCCTGCTCGCTCACCCGCTGACTCTGCTCCTCCTCATAATCCCAGCCCATCCGCTTGTTCAACGTCTTGCCACTGATCCGACCAGACTTCCACGCGTCGAAATGAATCTCCCACTCCTCATTCCGATTCCGAGTCTGAACAATCGGTCCTGTTGCCGAAACCCGAACACGATTCACGTCCTCAACCGTAAAACCAACACCCTCGACATTCCTCGCGGCTGTACGCAGCACCTGATCCAAAATCAACAGATCCTCACTGCTCATCTGCTCCTGCCAATAACCCACAGCCTTGTGAAATGGACCCTCGCTCACCAATGTGCTCGCGAAATTCCCCTGACTCACATTCATCGTCAGCATGAACTCCGGTAACTTCAATCCCGCTGCACAAGCACGCAACAACGCATCCAAAAACAAAATCATGTTCTCGTTCTGAGCACCCGTCTCCGGAAACTCATAAGTGACCGTCGATGGCTTCGTTACCACAGCGACCTCCGGCTGGTCGAAAGTCTCTATGCTGCCGCTCGAACCAGACGCACCACGCGACATGTAATCACGAACCCTGTCTCCATCCATCGCGCCAGTGACTGTCCGCAATGCACCAAATGTTGACTGGAATGTGCTCACTCGCATCAAATTACCCAGCAACGTCTTCCCATACTTCAACTCGTCACGAACCTCCCAGAAATAATTCACACCACGAGGGCTGCGACTCGTCACATTGCGACGACGACCCAAAATCACAGACCGTGCCGCATTGGAATTCGACCACTCGTCCGATCCAGACAGTAAATCAAAATCAACCAAACCAAACTGGTCCCGAGGTGCTGTCGTCAACTCCCGAATCCACTGGCCACTGCCGTCGTCGCCGCCGTCAATGAAATAACCCATCAAACGATGCAGAATGTTGTTCGTCCAACGAACACCCAACTCATCCACATACTCAGCCCCCGTCTCATACGCGTCCTGATAACGACTTCTCGGGTCCAAAGCCAAATCAACCGGCTCCGCAAACGATAGCTCAATCTCGCCGCCATCCGGGTAATACACAACGTCAAGAACCTCTCCCTCCTCGTCCAAACGCTCCGATACCTCGCCCTGACGCAAACCCCACTTGTTCCGACGCTGCCAGTCCGACAAATAGTCCTGCATCGAGACAATCGCAGATTTTAACTGCTCATTCTCAGAATCCGACTGGCCACGAGGCTTGATCGAATAAGTGTGACCCGTGTGACAAGTGTAAAACTTCTTGTTCTCCCGCGCATTGCAACCCCACGGCGTCTTCGCACACTCACGACCTCGTATGATCCGATCACGAACCTCCTCGATCGTCGTGTTCTCGTCAAATAACTCACCGCTCCCCGGAATCTCGTCGTCGCCGTAACGACCACTCCCATAAGTCGAACGTAACTCCTCCAACATCTCTGATGCCATCACCGCAATCTGACCCTCCAATAAAGCTACGCTTCGGCGGGACTCCTCGAAATTACGATCCAACATCAATCAACTCCCCAAAGTCTGACAAACACGCAAAATCAAAACCCAAAATAACCGCCAAACAGAATTACTGGCAACACCACCAACAAAACACCTCACTTGCCTCGCCGCTCACGCTCCAGGAACTCCTCCAAATAACGAGGCATCTCCTGACACATCGCTAAACCGTCAGGACCGTCGTCATGCTTCCCCTTACCAGGTATCCCGTCAAAACTACGCAACTGAGATAACAATAATGATGTCCCCGGGTTGTTCAAAAACCGAAAACGACGACCACGGATCGGACCGTCCAAACGACGAATACGCATCTCCTTCTTCAACGTGTCCTGCACACCAATTATCCGACCACCAGATAACAAATACTGACTCAATGCGTACTCCGGATGATCCGCCGCATAACGGTGAATCAAATCCTTCATCACCTCCTGAAATGCAACCGTCTCCAAACCTATCAAATCACCCGCACAAATCCGATGCTCCTCCTTGTCACAAAATAAAAACAAATCCTCCACAATCTCACCCACCGGACGACGACGCAAATCCCCGTCCACATACTTCAAATCACCATGCTGCATCAAACACACTATCGCCGAATAGTCGCCCTCTCGCTCACTCTTACCCTTACTCGGATCCACCGCGAAAATCCGAATGCTGTCAACCGCATGCGACGGACGAGGCCACTCGTGATGCTCAATCAATAAATCACGAAATAATCCCCGATCCCACTCCGTTCCCGTCTTACTGCTCTCAAACCAACAACCACCCAAATATCGCTCTCGCTCAGAATCCGGTAACTGCATCAAACGATCACGGTAACTCGGGTCGCTTCGCATCAAAAATGTGTTGTCGTCCAACTTGCTCGGAATGAAACTGAAAGTGTTCGTCAAACGCTTCCCAGATGAATCATACTGAGCCTCGTCAAACCACTCGAACTCCCCACCAACAACACGAAAATGACGAATCACACCGCTCTTCATTGGGTCCGGATAACCATGCTCGTCCAAATACCAATGGACCATCCCAAATAACCAACTGTCCCTGTCCGGATTCGTACTCATTCGCAACGTCGGACGTACACCACACGCCGATCGACATCGACCCCACAAAAATAAAACGTCCTCCGGCTTGAACAAATTCGCCTCGTCAATCACCAATGAATCAAACTGTGCCCCAACATACTCCGCTCGCTTCTTCGGACTGTTCAATATGTTCAAACTGATCTTCGCACCACTCGGAAAACGATGCTCGTTGCTCGTGTGATTAAATACCGCACCAAATGGCTCGTATATCGACTTGCTCACGTCCCGCAATCCCCCCGGCTGATCCAACTGCGGAAACGTCTCCCGAAATATCGAACCACGAAAACGACCCTTCGCATGCGGACCCTGAACGTGACGCAACATGTCCAACATCAACGCGTAACTCTTACCTCCGCCAGCAGCACCCCCAAATAAAACCCACTCCGCTCGACAACGCAATAACTCCATCTGCTTCGCACTGACCTCAAACATCAATCTCTCCATAAATCAAAGAATAGTAGCAATACCCTCGCATTTTTTCTTTTGATTTTTTTTCGACGTGCCGATGGAGGTTAAAACCCCAGGTCGCATCGCTAGGTTTCCGGGTTGGTTCTGTGGGTGCGAAGCCGCCGGAGGCGAAGATCATCCTCAGGACCAGCACGGGAAGCCGCCGGAGGCGAAGATCATCCTCAGGACCAGCACGGCGAAGCCGCCGGAGGCGAAG